TCATTCCACCAAATCCTTTCTTAGCGCATTTCTTGCAGAGAAGTTTTTCACTCTTGTAAGACCATGACGCAGGTCCTCCACATGTACCACATCTGCTAGATGCTTGGGCTGATGTTTCAGAAACTAAATTGAAATTTTCCCACAAAAGAATATCTAGAATATTTCCACTAATATCACGATCAGCAATACAAATTCCTAAATTCTTAATTCCTGGATCTATAGAACAAATAATAGTCATTATCTTACTGACTAGTATATGTTTTAAATAAGACTTAATCTGAAGGATCTTCAGAGACCGAGTGAATATGAATATTATGCAAGGGAGACGTGAATTGACGATGATATTTAGTCATATGTTTTTCATATGTACAAACAAAACATTTATTATGGCTAGATTGATCTTCTTTTATTGCATTAATATCTCTTTGTAAACAGCAATAGCAACAAGATTGAATACAAAATAAAATACCAATACCAAGACCAAAAACTGCTAATGAATCCATCTGCGAATATAAGATAAAAAAAATAAATTACAAAAATATAATGTTAAAAGTTGTACATAGTTGGGGGTTTTTTAGTTGTTGTTCAGTGAAATTATCAGATATTATTCAGTATTATAATCAAAATAAAAAAATACCTGATGAAATTGATGGTTCCGAGCAGTTTACATGGTATAAACAAATGTATTCTACAGAAGATATTACATATCAATACTTTTGTCATGAAAAAACTAGAAATATTGAATTTTTATTTGAAAAAGAAATTGAATTTATTAATACGTTTCAGTATAAAATATATAATACTCTTCCGTACAAAGATTATATTCCATTTATTTTAAAATATTTTTATCCATCACAGGAAGTTCTACAATTAATCAAGGATATTGAAGAAAAATATAAAATAGATTATCCTAATACATGTGTTCTATTTTACAGAGGAAATGATAAAGCGCAAGAAACAATCCTTCCTTCCTATGAACCTTTATTAGAAGTAGCGTTACAAATAAAACAACAGAATCCAAATATAAAATTTATGGTTCAAAGTGATGAAACAGAATTCTTGCAGAAGATGTTAGCGTTACCTAATTCTTTCTATTTTAAAGATGAAATTCGTCATATACCAAAACAAAACAAAACAGTTGATCATTTTGATATTAATCAAAATTTGCGATTTTCAAAGTTATTCTTAGCAATAACAATTATAATGTCCAAGTCTCAGTATATTGTATGTAATACTGGAAATTGTTCATTGTGGATATGTCTGTACCGCGGTCATACACAGAATTTATTTCAAATTATTTAATCTGCTTTCGCTTTCTAGTGCGCTTTCTGCTACTCGAAGATGCAGGAACCCTATTTAATACATCTAATACTCGTTGTAAAAATGCTTCTTTTTCTTCATTTTTATAATAATTATATGCTCCAACAAATTTCCATTTATATTGTGGAGGAATTCTACTCATAATTTCAGTATACTTAGGATTTTGCGGGTAAGCAGGAACTTCTAGCAACTCAGCCAATGAAGGACCTCCATTACCTAATCCTATTCCAATTGGTCCAGACATTTCTAATTATACTAATTATTTTCTTGCTCTGCGAATCTTTCTTGTTCTTCCTTTATTCTTTGCAAGTTCTTTTTGAAGTTCTAATGCCTTTCTGCGTGCATTATTGGTAGTCCACTTTTCACCAGTAGGCTTTCTATTTGTAAGACTAATATTATTAGTATAAAATGCCCTTTCTTTAAAACCACCTGTTCCATTTGGCACTTGATGAATAGTTGTGGGTGCTTTCCTACCATTTGCATTATAAGGAATATTATACCACCTATTACGTGTAAAAGTTGTTTTCTTTGGTTTCTTTGAGTTTTCTTTAGTTTGTTGTTTAGGAAAAGAAGCCAAACGTAAATATAATTCACCCAATGATTGTACAGGCTGGGAAGGTAAACCTACTCCAATGGGATTTATATTTATTTGACTCATTCCTACTTTTGTCAATTAAATTGTTCTAATAAATTCCCACCCCAAGTCAACGCAAATCTTCTGCCAGATATTATCTTGCATATAGAGTTTTTCATGGCTTTTGAGTAGTGGAAAGCAAGGTAAGAAATCATCTAGTTCTAATAGCTGGCAGAATTTGTATAATACATATGAGTATGACAAGAAGTTTGAACGACCACGAGGGCAATGACGAATAAAAGAAGGCTGAATTTCCTTGAACATATAACGCAACTTATCCTCCATTTCTCTTGACATGGTCGGAGCGCAGAACGCGTTCATTCTATGCAAGATATGCGGGATATGTTCATAAAACTTGTTCAAGTGTAACTTTTTCAAGACTTCACGCAATTTTTGAGGCTTTAGAGTTCTTGGATCTAAGATTCGTTCCTTCTTGATTTCAGCCAAAATGTTCTCATAAACATCCGGAGGAATTTCAGTACTTTCCTTTGCCTGAAACTGCGCCAACCACTCATTAAAGTGATTGATTTTCTTGTAAGCAAAATAAGAAATTTCACGTGGCGGATCCTTATAGGAAGGCTTCTCTGAATCCACAAGGATAAAATCTTGGTATCCGCATTCGGGGCAACCCAGAGTTGCTTCATTATGGTAGAAAACCATCTCAGCGGAAGGACAATGAGGGCATGCACCAAAATCGGGTTCAATGCCAGAGCCAGGCAGAATTCCACCGCGGATAGCAGTTGGTTCAATGATACTCAAATACTTTTCAAGAGCCTTATCACGTTGCAAACCATTTGAATCTTCAATATCACGAGCCTTCTTTACTTTCTTAACTTCAACTTTCTCAACTAGTTCAATAGAAGGTGTATCGGCAGATCCATCATTTGAACTAAAATAATTCAAAACTGAATTTTGAGGAGTCTTTAACTTGCTAGGTGCTTTTTTAGATTTTGTATGATTCCCGGAAGCAATTTTCTCTTGACTTTCATAATAATTGAACAAAATATCACCAACCTGCAAGAAATAGTCTAAACGTTCATCATCTTTGTTCAAATGAACAACTTGCTGTTCTAGATCCTGTAACTCTTCTAGCAATAATCTGTATTCATCAGAATGAAGAGCACCTTTAAAGGCTTCAATTTGTGCTTCCTTCTTTTCAATCTCCTTCTCCAAAACGCTTATCTTTGAAAGACGTTCATTCATAGTCCGCATCTTTTCAGAATGGAATGCCTCTAAAGTAGTGGGCATGTCTGTGACTTCTTGAGTTGGAGCCTCCATTGTTTGGAGAACCATGTGTAAAGGTTTTTGTCCAGACATTTGGCTATCTACTAATGAGGAGCCATCCTTATGTAGATGTTTAAAAAGATGGTTTGCGGTTTTTGGACACATGAATCCCCCGGGTTGCCGGCTCCCGGTAGACCCCGGTGATCCAGAAATTTTTTAGCAAAAGACAAATTTTCCCAAATTTGCCAAATTATTTTCTTTGCGATGAATATAACAAATGGGAGGTGGTGGTTTAATGCAGCTCGTAGCCTATGGCGCTCAGGACATCTACCTTACGGGTAACCCGCAGATCACGTTCTTCAAGGTCGTGTACCGCCGTCACACGAACTTCGCGATGGAGGCGATTGAACAGACCTTCAACGGCACAGCCAACTTCGGCAAGCGCGTCACGTGCACGATCAGCCGCAACGGCGACTTGATCCACCGCATCTACCTCCAGGCGACGCTCCCGCAGGTACAGCTCCAGGCGTCTGACGGCTCTGGCGCCCAGTTCCGCTGGCTCAACTACGTCGGTCACAACCTCATCAACTCCGTTGAACTCGAGGTTGGTGGACAGCGCATTGACAAGCACTACGGTGACTGGCTCCACGTGTGGAATGAACTCACCCAGGAGCCGGGCAAGCAGTCTGGCTATGCGGAGATGGTTGGCAACGTTCCGGAACTCGTTAACTTGCTCGTACAGGGTGGCGAGGGCTGCGACAACTACTGCACGGGCGGCGAGCCTGGTGCCTCATCTGAGGTCAGGAATTGCGCCCCGGAGTACACGCTCTACATCCCGCTCCAGTTCTGGTTCTGCCGCAACCCGGGTCTTGCGCTCCCGTTGATCGCCCTCCAGTACCACGAGGTCAAGATCAACCTCGAGATGACGGATGTTAAGTACCTCTGCTGGGACAACGTCACGGGCACGGCGACGAACGGTGCCATCAAGACGCGCGTAGCCTCCACGGGTCTCGTCTCAGCGTCCCTCTATGTTGACTACATCTACCTCGACACGGACGAGCGTCGCCGCTTCGCCCAGGTCTCCCACGAGTACCTCATCGAGCAACTCCAGTACACGGGTGCCGAGTCAGTCACGTCCTCCAACAACAAGATCAAGCTCAACTTCAACCACCCGACGAAGGAGCTTGTGTGGGTAGTCCAGCGTGACTCCTTCGTTGCGTGCGACGATGTCACCCCCGCGGCGTGGAAGGGCATGCAGCCGTTCAACTACTCCGACTGGTGGGACAGATCCGTCCTTGATTCCGGCTACTCACTCACGCGCGTTGAGGGTCTTGCTGGCAACAACCCGGTAGTCACGGCGAAGATCCAGCTCAACGGTCACGATCGTTTCTCCGAGCGTGAAGGCAAGTACTTCAACTTGGTCCAGCCGTACCAGCACCACACTAACGTGCCGGCGGTTGGCATCAACGTCTACTCCTTCGCCCTCAAGCCGGAGGACCACCAGCCTTCAGGCTCATGCAACTTCTCCCGCATTGACAACGCCACGCTCCTCTTGACGCTCACCAACAACACGGTCAGCTCAACGAACACGGCGAAGGTCCGCGTATACGCCGTGAACTACAACGTTCTCCGTATCATGTCCGGCATGGGTGGACTTGCTTACAGTAATTAGAAACCTCCACAGGTTTATTGTTTGGTTTTTGCGTTAAACCATTATATCACATTCGTAAATATTAAATATTTAGGAATGAGCAAATCAAGTAATAAAATTATTAGCATGTTAATTTTGACAGTAAAAATTTACACAGTTGGTGGAACATAAACATAGGGAGTAGTAAGGGTATATTTTACATCATCTGCATCGGGATTGCTTGGTAAAATATCACGTGCATATGTTGAAGAATTTGTGCAAGCGCATGGAATATAAGAAAGTTTAACCGGCTTTGTTTTATTAGGTGCTTTGCTACAGAGTGATGTTAACTTTGCAAAATAGAAACGTCTATCTTTAACTATAGTTGGTGTCATAATAATAGCAGCGGAAGTAGAAAGAGAACTCGTTGCAGTAGTGGTTGCTGTTGATGGAATAATATTTATTAAGTTTTTTTGTGATATTTCACAAATTATATCAACAGAACGCTCAGAACTAGCAACTAACCTAAATATTTTTGAGATATATTGAAAACTTCCTGTTGTTCCAGTAGCATCTTCAGCAGCATGAGCACGAGCAGCCTTATAGTAAAAATCGCACATTGATTGTAGTCCATAAGGAGTATTATAATCGCCATTTGCTGTATATACACTTGTATCATCTGCAAAAGCATCCGCTGTCAGCATTGAAGGAGGAGCAGGAGGTGTTGGCGGAACTGTTACACCACACATTTGGAACTTTGATTTACCGGCACCACGTCCATATGAAGTACCACGTGCACCAACACATTGATAAGGGGCGCCGGGTGCGTGATCAAGTCTTTTAGAAGGATCAATTGTTTCAACCTTATTCCATGTAGGAATTTGAGATTCAGGTGTAGAGGCAGGTGGAACAGTATGAGTTGAATCCCATGCCACTTTTCTTGTACTCCATGCTGTGTATAAAGGATTTTGACCATATGTATTTACACAACCTAAGTCACTATCCTTACCTGTATTACAAACCTGTCCTGTTACAATATTCATTGGTGTAGGTGCTGACTCTTTGAATATGTTAATATCTGCTGGAACCAAGGGGTTTAGAGTGTATGGTATAGATGCAGCAGGTGCTTTCATATCATTAGCAACAGATGTACCAAGTGCTTGAACCAAGGCATCAATCGTATTTTTATTTGCATCTTTTCCCTTAGATTTTTCAGAATTTAGAGCATTTCGGGCATTAGTTGTTGCTTGGCTATCAGTGCGATTCTTTATCCATATAGGAATCTTAGTTGTTACATTATACTGTGCTCCACCGACAAGAGGACACTGAGTGTAACATAGTCCATCAATTGCATCAGGATGACTTGCTGGGCATGATAGACGAGGATCATTGTTGAATTTACCAATTGCTTGAACTCCTCCATCGGGTTCGCATAAATTGCCGCCAGCAAAATGATATCCAGATGTACAGGGATTATAACATAAAGCAGCTACTTCTACCTTATTATCACATGTATGTCCAATTGGGTCGCACTCAGTATGACAGTTAGCTACATTATACCATGGACCGCCACCAGGACAACTAGTACGACAACCGCCTCCATAAATTCTTAATGGTGTTCCAACACCATTTGGATATGTATTTTTTCCACAAATCAATCCAGCATCATCCCATCCAGAAGGACATCCCTTCAGAACACCGACACCAATTGATGTGTAATTTGACCAGCATAAGGGACCCGCACCAGTATATCCTGCATCGCAAGGAGGATAGCATAAA